TACCAAATTTTTCAATCTGATCCTGAAGGATTGATTGAATACCTGTTAGTTCACGTGCTTGGACTGGGTATCCTGGTTTAAATAGAACCTTAAAATACTTATCGTTTTTATCAAAATCATCAAAATAAGGAGCGACGTTTAAATTAGTTTCCTGAGGCATGATTCTTTAGAATTGCAAAATGACTTTGATATCTTCTCTTTGGTTAGCAGACCTAGTAATAGAAGGTCTATTATCCACATAGACTATGGTTCCTGAATATTTTTTAACTTCAGGATTAGCAACACCCTGAGTAAAACTCTGTCCAAGGTAATATGTTCTATTATTTATTACAGTACTTATACCAGGATTGCCTACTTGCCCAAAGCTAGTATCTATTCCTAAAGTACCTTGATTACTAGCAATATTTAAATTTCCTCCAGTATCTGGTTCAGATGTAAACCTATGTAGAGCATAACCATATGTGGTATCTGTTTTTAAAGATCCATCACTATTAAATCCAACTAAACTTTTATCTTGCCAGTATTTTAAAACACCTGTTGTTTGATCATAAGAAACTACTCTACCAACTGCAGTAGAACCAACACCAACAGTTTGTGTTATATTTCCATCTACATTAAATGTTGCTGTAGTATATCCAGCTCCTGCTAATTTTAATGCATAAAGAGCACTAGCTTTAGTTAAATTTAAGTTTGAAGTAGAATTATAAGCTTCAGGGTTTTCTACTATACCTATTCTAGCAACTTGGTTTCCTGTTATAAAATCTGGGTTTTCAGCATCATTTTCAATTTTAGAATATATTAAAACATTACTAGCACCCAACTCTCTATAGATATCTGCTCCATGCCCTCCCTGTGGTGGAATGATTACATTAAATACAGGATCAGTAGTTCCTGAGGGAACTCCACCTTTAACTAAATCTAGAGTACCATAAGTATATCCTGAACCACCTTTAGAAATATCTACTGATTCAACTTTAGCATCATTATTAATAACTATGGTTGCTTCTGCACCAGATCCATCTCCATTAATAGGAACCTTAGTGTAAGTTCTATTAGCAGTTCCTATACCAGACCCTCTATTAGTAATAGTTACAATTTTTAATTGACCACTAGTTCCAGCATTATCTCTGACAGGAGCATTTGCTGTACCAGTTTCCCAATCATCAGGAACAGGTATAAAATTAGTAGAATTGAATTTTATAATATCATTTGGTTTAATAGTATAAAGATATTTCCAAATATATCCATCTCCACTATCACCTGCTGCTTTAGGTTCAAGATCTGTAAATGTAGGTTCATCTAGAGAGGGTCTACCAGTGACATTTTCTGGATTTGTTCCATTCTGAAGACAAATATAAACCTTATAATCTTCATTTACTATAAAATATTTTGATGCATATAAACTAGTAGCTCCTGAAGGTTGTGCTATATTGGTTCTACTAATATCCCCTCTGTACATATCATAAGTTACACCTGATGTCCAAGTATACCTATCAACCATTCTACTCACATCAGAAGATGTTATCTTCTTCAATGCAATCATAGTATCCCAATAATCATCCTCTTGATCAAAACTATCCTTTGGTGCAGGAGGGTTTGTATCCCAAGTAGAGGAATAATTAGTAGCATTAGGTAAACCAACAAAAGAATAATAAGAATTAACTGAAGAAGTTGCTGTTGAAACAAAATTCTTAGCGTTCAATATTCTAAGTTGGTCAGTTATAATGGCGGACATTTTACAATTTTTTAGTTATTTATGGCATTAAATGCTATGCTATGTTCACAGTCTTTAAACTTCCATCATTTTCTACCAATAATCTATATCTAGTTCCATTAGCAGAAGTTAATATCACTCCAGCAGCAGTACTAACTCCAACATAAGCATCATTTACAGCATTGATACCAGTGGTACTAATAGTAACTCCATAACCAATTACTGCTTCTCTTATAGAAGCAATACCAGTCATTCTCATACCACCTTCTTTATTGAAGGTATTACCAGTACCAACAGTAGATATTCCTACTACAGAGAAATGATTACCAATACTTACATCACCAACAAAGGTACTTATACCACCTGCATTTACACCCCTAGTACTAACATCATCTCCAAGTTTAGTACTATTACCAGCACTCACCAATGCAGTAAATGTAGATGCTCCAGATACATTAACCTGAACTGCATTAAGAGCAACAGATGTAAATGAAGATATACCACTAACCTTTAATCCACCTGTTAAAGTGGTCTCTCCAGTAATCCTACTACCACCAGTAACAACTAATCCATCACTTACAGTTAAACCACCTCCTATATTTCCACCACCAACAACAGTTAATTTAGATGTAACTGTAGTAGTTCCTATACCCACTCCTCTTGCTACAGTGGTAATACCTGTAGTATTTGCATTCCAATAAGATGATATACCAGTTGTTTCAAGAGCAGTAATAGTAACTTGCCCAGATGCACCACTAACACTTATATTATCTCCCGCAGCAATTGCTGTTACTATTCCTGGTGCTAGATTAGTTCCATCACCACAAAGAGTATATACCTCAGTGAAATTTGCATTTACCTTTTCAGCACCAGACAGTAAGGTATCACCTGTTCCATCATTTGGCTGTGATCCAGTGCTTATGCCCAGTTTTGCCATTTTGCGTTATCTATTTTAGTTATTTAGAGATATTCCTTATCTCTTAAAGGGTTGAATCTTTGGATAAATCCTGAAGTAGAAATACCACCAAGACCATCTTGTCCATAGAAATTAAAGTCTCTAGCTTGAGTTCTTGAACCCAATTCTAGATAACCCCAACTATAAGTTCCATAGAATGGAGCATTATGTATGTTACCAGTGAAGGTAGCTCCTATTCCATTAGAATCAAATTTAGTATTGGTTGAATCAAATTTCAATATAGAAGAATCAAAAGAGTCTGTAGTAAACAAATCAATATTTACAAATACTCTAGTCACATATGTGGTTGCTGTGCCAACAGTAGAAATACCAATTGCAGTGTTAGCAACACTAACAGTATTGACATCTGATACTTGATAGACATTATCAACAAATTGAGTTCCTACTCCAATAGTAGTTGCTCCTCCAACATTAAATGATCTCAATATAGTAGATGCTGTTCCAACATTACTTTCATCAACTAGGAAGAAATCACCCACTTTTAGAGTGCTTAATGTTATAGCAGTACCCACATAAGTAGCATCTCTTAGATAAGAATCTTCAGGGATGTATAAATCAAAGACAAATTTGTTTTGAGATCCAGCAGTGGTTGTACCAAATCCAACTATTGTACCATAATCACCAGTATAAGTTATTGAAGTTGCCTTCTCAACTCTATTAGCCATCTTAGGTTCTTCTATAAGAACTGCAGGTGGACTAGAAACAGTATATCCACTACCAATATTAGTAATTGTAATAGAACCTAAACTATCACCATTAAGAGTAGCAGTAGCAGTTGCTACCTGAGTGGTTCCTAAACCAACAGGTTGTTCAATGGATACTGTAGGAGTAAAGGTATATCCAATACCTACATCAGAAATTGCAATAGATGTAATAGATCCAGCAGCAGAAACTAAAGCTGTACCAGCAGCACCAGATGCATCTTCTTGAGAAATTATGTTTATAGAATCTTGTGATCCATAATTTTCCTTAGTGCTATCAAAGAATATCCTAATGTTTTCAACATATGCTTCTGTAGAAGCCACTCCTACTGGTTGAATTAAAGTAGTAGTGGGATAAATTAATGGTTCATAATGTGATCTATCTTTAGTAATTAATTGCCCATCAATAGTTTTATCTTGGGTTTGTTTAGTCCAATTGACAGGTCTATCAAAAGTTTCATTGGTAGTAATACCAGGACCAGGATATGGATTAGTATTAACATTATCAGCAGCATTAATACTAGTTACTGTTCTAGGACCTTCTTCAAAGGATATATCTTGATCATGTAATTTTAATTCATCACCTGTCTGAATTGTTTCTAAAATATCAACAGTAGCAGTATCAACTGATGCAGTTCCTTTATAGAATAAAATTTTAGAAGTATCACCTTTCTTAGGTGCTTCTTTAAAGGTGAGATAACTACCACCTTTAAATTCATATCCATTTCCAGGAACTTGGAGAATATCATTGATGAATACTAGAATAGTATATTCAACATCAACATTAGATCCTGGTTTAGATTGAATTGTCTGTTGAGCACCATTCAATTTTAATGGGAAAGATATATCTTGACCATCAAATAAATCATCTAAAGGATCTAGAACTTCCAAATCACCAATAGACCAAGCTGCAAAACTATCACTTCCAACTTCTCTTACAGTAACTTCAAATTGTCTAGATGGACTGAAGTTGCTGTCAGTTGGTATACCCACTGCTCCACCAACACCAATAGTTAAAACTTGATCTTGACCATAACCATATCCTTCATTGATGATTTCAAAATCAATAACACTAGATCCTTGTCCTACAACTATATTTGCCTTTGCTTCAGATCCAACTCCACTAGATGTGGAAGTATAGAATAGAGGCATATTAGTATATGATAATGGTTCATCTATAACCACAGAAGGAGGATTAGTTGTTGTATATCCAGTACCAGGATTGGTAATAGCAATACTTACAATATTACCACCACTTATAGCAGCAGTACCAATAAACTCAATGGCAGGTGCTCCAGTGCTTGCAGTTTGAACACCTACATTAACTACAGTTTGTATACCAGCTCTATAACCAGAACCACTATTACCAATACTAATAGAAGTAATGGTTCCTAAACCAGAAACAACAGCAGTACCACCTGCAGCAACTAATGGTTGATAACCAAATCCCTCAGTAGATCCTACTGAAACAACTACTCCACCTAAAGGAACATTAGCTGTATTTGGATCATATGATACTGAAGCAATGGTTCCTGTAAACTGAATACTAGTAATACCAACACTTTCTCTTAAAGTGTAATCTCCACTAACACTAACTCTCTTAGATTCAAGACCAGTAAATCTTTGTGGTCCTTGTGCTACCTGATTAATTAAAACAATAGCATTACTTGTAGAGAATCCTGCTACATTACTTCCATCAGACTCAAGGGCAAATTCAGTACTAAATCCAGAGAATCCATGAGAAATATCATCAAAGATATAATTATTAGTATAAGGTTCTACAGCACTACCAGTGATACCAGATCTCATAAATGATCTACCATTAAATGTAGAGTGTGTTGCAACACCTACCCAATCCCTAGAATCAGGACTATTAGTAGTAGAAGATAGTGGAATTAATCCAACTGGTGCTGTAAAGAAATTAACTTTATTATCTACAATATTATAATTACCATCAATCTTAGTAACTAAGTCTCCACTACTATAGTTAGAAACACCAGTACCCATCCAAGGTCTAGTTACCAATAACTTATTAGTAACACCAAGACCAACAGAATCAACCTTCATAATTTCATTACCAATCTTCAGCATATCTCCACCAGTAATAGATGTAATACCTGAGATTGTTATTGTATCTGAAGTAGTTGATACATCAGCAACAAGATGAGTGGTAACTGCAGTAGCTACAATAGGTTGTTGAACTATGTTATCAATACTGATAATACATCTTGAGTTCTGTTTCTTGGAAGTAAATGAATGAGAAGTACCTACACCAACAGCAGTTATGTCTATAAAAGTAGGATTAGTCTTTAATGCATTTTCAGCAGATGTTGCTAGTTGTAATCTCTTATCATCCTTCTTAACAGCAAACACTGTAGAAGGAAGTTTATCAGTAACTCCTACACCTGGAATAGATTGAGATGCTATCTCAATAGCAGATGTAGTACCAGTTCCAGTATACCTATATTCTAGTTCTTCACCAGTAACAAAGAAGTGATTAGGAATTATAACACTGTCAGTAATTGTACTAACAACAGTTGAAGCTCCTCCAACAAAGTCTCTCTTAAATATAGGTTTCTCTTTATGAGTAAGTTCAAATGATCTCTTAACATCAGTCTCAGTTGCAGTATAAGAACCTGATCCAGTATCAACACTGGCATTGGTAAATCCTATCTCATTATTAGCATTAGAGTCATCAACTAACCTCAAAGCATTCTGGAATACTCTAACTTGCACATCTGCACTTGCTAAAGGTTTGAATCCTAAATGAGTAAAAGCACCATTAATATTGATAGAGAAATCTCCAAGATTTCCTCCAGTCTGAACAATACCATATTCAGTTAAATTTCCAGTTGTTCCATTATCTACTACTAATATTTCAGATACTTGATACTGACTATTACTAACATCTTCTACACTTACAATATAATAGGCAGCTGCAAAGGTTTCAGTTTCATATTTTGCTACAGTAGTAATACCAGGTGAACCACTAGAAGAGATAGCAGTATATCTACTGTCTAATGTGCCAGTATTCAATGCATCAGTTCCAACTCCAGCAGAGAGTGAATTACCAATACTAACTTGAATGGTACTAGCAATATATGTACTTGCTGTGCTTACTGTAGGATGTAGATCCACATAAACATATGAACCTGAATAATATGCACTATAAGTTCCTAAACCAGGAGTTCCTGATGGACTTCCTAATTCATCAGTATTTAATTGACCATACTCCAACAATTCAACATCAGATCCATTATGAATCAAAGTTAACTCCTCTGTCTCATAATAAGATGAATCACTAGAAGCATAAGAAACCAAGATCTTAGAGGATCTATAAGTTGATGCAATACCTACAACAGTAGCAGAAGTGCTAATACCTGCTTCTATTAAATGCATATCACTGCCAACATTGACCATACCACCAAAATTGGTAGAACCTATTCCAGAAGTAGAATCTCCTACATTATATGCAATAACAGATACATCATAATTATTATAATCAAATTTCTTAGGATAGAATAGAAGTTGTCCATTATCACCAGATTGTGTCATATCAAATGAACCCAACTCATTTTCAGTCCAAACTGAACCATACTGATTTAAGAAGAAATTACCTAACTCATCATGGAGTGCATTGACAACCATGACTTGTCTTTCACCAGTAAATCTTTTATCTCTGATATAAACAATTGATTTTCTATCTCTTGATCCAGATAATGTAAATGTATCAACAGCCATGAATGGATCTGTTCTTGCATTGTCATTAAAAGTAGGACTAATATCATCAATTGATAATACTCTATTACCTACAGATTCAGTGTAATCTTTAAGATCTCTAGAAGTAAAAACTATTTCATCTGAAATTATTTTACCATCAATTTCTTCATTCTTCTCACGAGCTAGGTCAAAGTCAAATACAGTATTTAAACTAATTGGTTTTACTAAAGCTGTGATAACATCAAAGCTACTTCCATCTTGAGTGGTTGATAATCCAGCACTAACATCATTCTTTAAAACTAAATCACTAAACTTTTTAAATCCTGAAGTATGATTTAATGAAGATACAGCATCTTTCCATTTAGCAATTTCTACTTCAGACTTAATTGAATATGAGAAGTACTGATAATAATCACTATCAAATAATCTTTGCTCATTATCATTTAAGAATCCAAAGTTATTTTTCCATCCCTCCTTAACTATTGAGGAAGATTGTATATCATATAAAGACTTATAAGAAATATGTTCAGTAACAGTTGCTTTAGTACCTGAAGCATCTCCAACAACTTCATCTCCCACTTTAAAATCGCTAGCAGAAGAAACTTTTAAATAACCATTCAACATATTGAATGATTGAAGAACTCCTACTGCTGTATTAGATTCTAAAGTTTCTCCAACATCAAATTGATTTCCCTTTAAAGTTGTTTTAAATAGGGGGAAATCTTCTTCTCTAATAACTCTACCTATAGATGCTGAATTATAAGTTCCTGGAATTTTTCCACTAGGAATAACTCCAGCTAAACTATATGTTATACTTCCTAAAGTTCCTCCAACATTAGGATCAGTAGCTAGTATTTCAAATAACTTATATTCATAATTTGCAGAATTATATCCACTTCCTGTGCTTCCTACTCCAACACTAACACCCTCAATCATTACCTTCTTACCCACCTCAAATGGGTAATCATCTAAAGTGCTGTAACTAACACCAATGGATATTGTTGCTCTTTGATTAGATTCATTATAATCTGCAGAAGCAATGT